TGCCACTTCAAGCGTTGTTCCCAAAATCGCGTCACCAGTAATGGTGGTCTGATCGATGATGTTGTTCATCTTTGTGCTAGTAATCGTGTCAGTAGCCGTAAATGTGTATGTCGTATTAACTGCGCCCATGTTTTTATTTCTGTGAGATGATTTGTCTGTTTGTCACTGATCCAGCAACCTTTACTGAGTTGATCTTAGGAGATCCAATAGTTCGTGTCAAGATAAGAGTTCCCGTGTACCCCCTGATACCCGCCAGTCTACATCTAATGCTTGCTGTTTCAGCTTCATTCGGTGTGCTTGGTGCTAATACAACGCCGCCTAAGAACTGTGTGGTCGTCCCAATCAGTGATGCGTTATCTGGATCTTCTGCCGCAAACGAAATAGAATACTCACCAGTAGACCCAGCAAGGTTCTGCATAGTAATCTGAGCATCCGTAAACCTTTTGCGCTCCATTGTCTTCAAGTCGTACCCACGGGTCGTCAATGATGCGTTAATGGTTGTAGTAACAAGATCGCCACCCACATTTGACACATTAAGACGGTCTGATGAGCTTTCAACTGCATCGATTTGGTGTAATCCACCGTTGCGAGTCACTGCGTATAGCTCATTTCTAACTCCAGCACCGCCAGTAAGCAGGTTTTTAATCAAAAAGCGTGAGTCACCATAGGTATCCAGCGATTCCCATCCCTGATTTTTGAAGTTGTACACCAACACTGAGTTATTCCCCTGAGCGTCATTGGCTCCGACGACTGAATCAAGTGCCACAGCAAGGTAGTATCTGTTGTCAAACAGGATTCCAACCGCCTCGGCAGCATAATTCTTATTGATTCGATCAATGTAAGGCTGAATATTCTTGGAAATTGGCTCCTCAGACCCGCGAAGATTATAATCATTGAGGAACTCAAGTGAATACACGCCATCGTCCGACAGAAACATCATTGTGTTGCCACGCATGACAACTGACTTTCGCGCAAGGCATCCAATTTCGGACGTGAGTTCTTTCACTCTGCAGTCTAAGAGGCTACCAAGTGTTCCTTCGATAACATGAAGGCTATTCCTGTTCAGAACGACAAGCGCGTCATTGTAGAAACCGTGCATACTGACGACATAGTCTGCCGTGCCTCCGCTAATTCGGAATTGGCTTTCAATCTGGTCGAAGGTAGTCGTATCGAGAATATCTGAGACAGAAATCTCGTCAGTGATCTTCCGACTGGTGTAGACTGGCGCATTGAATGGGCCAGACTGGTCGTAGTAATACGGAACCCAGAGTCGTCTCTGGAAATGAATACCCCAAGGTGCGGCAGGTTGGTGCATGAATCCACCACCAACGCTAAATCTGCCTCCGAATTCGAAAATATCCGTGCTGGATGTATTGTAATTCCCTACAGGTGCATACCACTTAATGGTGGTGGTTGTTGCCTCCGTGACTTGGTATTCATTCCCAAGCATTTCAGCAAAATCGAGCGTAGCAGTCTGTCTGATTACGATAACATCACCAACCTTGATGGTCACATTCCCAACAACCGTTGCAGTAACCAGTCCGTCTAAGATGTCAACGTCCTTTGCCGTGATGTTAAACGTCTGAGGCTGGGTGTAAGTACCCGCAGGGGACAGTGTGAACCCGTCAGTAGCAGTGGCTACGCTTGTGCCGAAGGTGACAGTCTGGCTAGTGGTGAACACATAGGTAAACGTGTCCTGATCGACTACGGATGCGACCGCAAACGTCCCATTCGCAGGAGTTCCACCAGTTAATCCAGTAATCGTGATGCTAGTACCAACGAGCAGTCCATGCTCACGAACTGAAATAATCACGGTGGTAGTTCCAGCTTGTGATGCTGACAAAATAGGTCTTCCATTTGGATACCATTCAAGTGCCTGCTGACCATCACGGAACAACATTACCTTGTCGAATAGCTGGATCATCTCTCCATCCACGCCAATGGCCTGACCCGATGGGTAGGGAATATCCGTGATGGCAAGGGTAGCCAAATCGATTTTCTTTGCTGAGGTATCCATCGCGACGATGATGAACTCCTTGTTGTTTGTATTGGGATCGCTGAATAGGCAGGAAGCCCTCACGTTAGCATTGGCAACGTCATTGATCACCATCTGGGACAGTGTGCCAGTCTTGTCCGTGGGAGCCGTAGTCACCCCAGCAATCGTGTAGTCTAGCGTATTGGCATCGAAATAGGTAAGCAGGTAACTGCCGTTGAACGAGGTGTCCAGTCCAGCAATCGTAGCCCACCCAGAACTTGCAGCAGCAAACCCGTGGGCCGTAACAGTGATTCGTACAGTTCCAGTGACAGGAATCGTCACATTAGAAATGGTCTTGGAAGTGGATGTGATTACTTCTGAAACTGGTGAGACAGCAGAAACCGTATACGGGCCGACACCACCAACCAGTGGATAGGTAATGCTCGATCCGCTTGCAGTAGTTGCTGTGAAAACGCCATTTGGATCAGTTCCAGCCGTGTATTTAATCCCAGCGATATTTAACGTGGAACCATTAGTCAGACCGTGAGCCGATGCGGTAGTAAGCGTCACAACACCAGCAGTGACAGAGGCAGCAGTAATCAATACGCTTGATCCAACCAAATAGAATGGCAACTGCAATGGAGTCTGGCCAGTGGTCAGGGCAGCAGTCTTCTCCACCACACCCTTACGGGGCTTCCAGTAGCCCTCCATGCGACCATTCAAGGACTCACGAACCTCAAACTCTTGGAGTTGATTGAGCTGAAGCCTTTGATTGATAGACTGAAACCCACGATCCATGTCTTCATAGATCGGCTCGTCCAGTCCACCCACTGAGCGGAATTGAGACATTACAGGGTGTAAGCCAAGATAGTGCCAGAAGTGATCGTGATGCTCGTAAGGATACCACCGAAACCAAACCCAGCAGGCAACGTAATGCCAGCAAGAGAAGTATTCGGATTAGCACCAGCAACACCAAGAACATTTCCAGTCATGCTCGTGATCACGGTATCAGCCGCAACAAGCACCCATCGAAAGTTACCCGTAATAGTCTGAGCAGTACCTGACGCAGTCAAGGTGACAGCACCCATTTGACCCTGTAGTTGATATGAATCTCCACGCATAGGGACATTCACTGCAAGATAATTTACAACGTGTCAAGGGGACTTGTGCAAGATGCCTCTAAATGCTCTCAGGATCGATGTGAAGACGCTTGGACTTGGATTGGGTGTGTGTGGTCGGGAATGGGATAGGGACGCTGGAATGGCCGATTGCAATAATTTTTAAAGGGGTAGTGAATCCATGGACATTTTCATGGTGGGAAAAAAAAGCAACCCCCTCCCCCCGCCTCTCGCGTATGGACATCGTCAATTTTATTTGATGTCAACTTGTTACAATACACATAATGCTTGGTAGCGTTCCACGGAGAGATGCTTGTTTTCAGCGACTTGTGAATACTATCTTGTGGAACATGGGCGAGCTGTCAGGAATTGGCAGGGATAGACAAAAATGTGCATGGCGAGATGAGCTAATTGCTAGCGTGCGGAGAATACAAACCCAACCAAGCTGGGCGCGGTCATAATTTTACTTTGATAGTAAATACCGATTCCCTCATGCTTTACCCGCACCTTTTCCCGTGAAACATGGTCAACATACTCACCCGAACACTAGAATCTGCCACATAGTCCTATTTGGCCCGAGAATGCCCTAGGATCGATCGCAGCCCCTTTCCGCTCCTACCATACCAGAAAAGATTTCAAACGATTTTCGCTCTAACATTTCAACTTGGCACGGAATCTGAACGGCGCAATTCACCAGGACAAACTTGTTCATTTGAACATTGGACCTCCTTGAAATTATTTCCGCCATCATTGAGAGCTTTTTGTTGCCAACTCCGAAACCATCCCGTATCACTCAAAACGTCGCCGGGAAACTCCGGGACATTATCCACTACATACCACCCAATGAAAACGAAAAACAAAAAGAAGCTGCACGCTGTTTTCGCCTCCCTAGATTGCGACCTTGAAGTAGGCCTTGCTTACTGCCTTGCCGAAATGCTCGGAACATCACCAGCCGTTATTTTTGCCGAATACGAATCGTGGCAGATTGCCTAAGAAAACCAAACGTCCTAGGTACGACATAAAACTACCTGCCTCATCTAAACAAGCCAACATTATGAAAATACCATCCACAGCATTCAATCCTGCCACATACTATCCAGCACAAGTCGCAGCCACTAAAAAGTACGGACACACATACGTCCACACTGCCATGAGATCTGGTGCGGTCATCGACGGCATCGAATATCGGGTCTCAGGATTTGGTCGCAGTCTTGAAACAAAAAACGGACACAAATACAAGGTCACTGCATATCCTGTCGGCTAAATTCAAATTAATTTATAAACATGAAAATACCACAAATCCTGATCACGCCACCCGATTGGCTTTCAGTTATCCTAGTTATCATTGGCGCGTCGCTTTATCTTGGCGCTCTGATCTTGCTCAAAAATCTTTTGCATTAAACTAATACCATGATCATCGACACATCCGCAAAACTCCATCAAATGATTGTGCTAATCACGGGGGATACTCTCGTGACAGCTCACAATATGGAGGACATAATCAAACATTTCAGAGGTGGCGTCCCTGTCAATCACTCCGTCCGCACAATCTACGACAATAAACCGATAACGTATGATGACGCCATGAGATTGGCAGACCAGCCTTATTTTGACGACATTGAATCTCACATCAATCTTATCT